GTCTGTGGTGACAATTGCCGATGCTGTTCAAGGGCAGAGCCAGAAGGTCGTCATTGACGAGACATCCGAGACGGTGGTGGAAGCTTGCGATTGGCTAGTCTCAGTCGCAAGCTACACACTTGGAACGCCGGCGATTGGTGACATTATCAGCCGGATCGTCAACGGTGTTAGCTATACGTGGACGGTGGAATGCCCTGCAATGGGCATTCCGCCTTTTGATTGGTCCGACACAGCACGGACAACGTATCGCATTCATGCACGCAAAGACGGGGCAGCAGCCTTCGAGGTGGTGACACCGAACGGCTTCGACGTCAGCGGCAATGAGATGCGTTATGCGTGACGTGGAGGGCGTGGAGGATCTGGTAAAACTACTGACTGAAATGCGAGACAAGGGTGCGCAGAGGATAGTAAAATCGGCGATTCGTGGCGGATTAAATGAGGTCGCAAAACAAATGCGGCGCGATGTGGCACCGCAGGCAAAGGCAGCAAGGCCAGCAATACGGCAGAAGCTGAAAGGGCGGAGAACAATACGGGCAAAGGTCGGAGTGCACGTTGGCAAGCATCGCGACAACTTCCCAACACCGAACCGCAACGGAAAACAGGGGCAGGGCATTGCGGGGCAAAATTTGCATTGGTGGGTAGCAGGCACGAAGACACGACGGACGAAAACGGGTCAGTCAACAGGCACCATGCCAGCAAAACAGCCGGGTTTGGCAATGGGAGCATTTAATAGGAGCCGTGGGCGAGCGTTTGCGGCAATGAAAAAGCGTGCAGAAATGCAAATCGTTCGAGAGATTGCAAAACGTAACAAAAGGCGTTGAACAATGGCAAAGTTGAAGGTCAAGGGCACGGTTATCAAATGCACGATTGCCAGCGTTTTGACGGCAATTGGACAAATCACGGAATACAGTCATTCGGGCGCGGAGTCGGAGACCTACGACGCCACGACCATTGACACGAGCGGAGCCGGTAAGGAGTACTCTCAGACCGGCTACACGGAGGGCGGCACGTTTGACTTTTCGATGTTTTACGATGTGGACTTGGCAGCGCATCAGGCACTGACGGACCTGCTGACGACGCCGGCGGACATGGTGTACAACATCACGTTCACCGATGCGACACCAACAACATCCGCATTTACTGGGGCTGGGCTGACATTTGGGTTCACTGGCGCGATGAATGACGGGCTGAAGGCCGATGTGTCCATCAAATTGACTGGCCTGTTGGCGTACTCAACATGAGAATCCGGTTGATACGGGAAGACCTCAATGCACCACCCGGCACGGTTCACGATGGCATCGAGAGGCGGGCCGGTGGTGTATTGTTCTGGCGTGCTGGAACTGTGATCGACGTGGACCGCAGGGCAGTTCAGTTGCTGGTCGGCAATGGTGATGCCGAACCGGCAGACGAGGAAGCGGAGGCGGCTGTGCCGAATTGGCGGCAGGGCCGGGAGAGGGTGTTGTTGGCGCGGGAAATGCTGGCACGGGGCATTGATCCGGACGACCGCGAGCGTTTTAAGCGCGGCGAGTTGCTGGGGTACAATGCGGACGGGTCAGAGATACTTGGGCCGAATTCTGGAGGGGCTGACGATGAGTAGGTTAGTGGTGGACCGCGGTGCGTTTCTGGCGGGGTTGTCCGATCGTCCGAAGGAAGACGTGCCAATTCCTGAATTGCAGGCCGGGGCAGTCATTCCGGTGTGGGGCATGACTGCACGGGAGCGGACGGCATTTGAAAAGACGTTCGCAGGCAAAAACGGGCAGACGATTGATGCACGGGTGCAGGAGTTCCGGGAACGGCTGGTGGTTGCCTGCTGCAAAGACGACAACGGACAGGCAATCTTCCTGCCGGAGGACGTGCAGGCCATTGGCGCAAAGCGGGCCGACGTGCTGGAAAGAATCGTAAACGTGGCGCAGCGGCTGAGCGGGTTTACGAAGGAGGACATTGAGGCCACAGTGGGAAACTGAAGAAGGACACCGAACGGCGATTGGCGTTGCGTCTGGCAGCGGCGACCGGGTGGCATGATCCGGACGCCATGCTGGACGCAATGACGCCGCAACAGTGGCGTGAGTGGCAGATTGCCGATGTTGTGGAGCCGGTCGGAGTCCGTGGAATCGAGTTGATTTTGGCGCGTATTGGTGAGCTGGTTGCAGGATCGTGCGGGGTGTCAATGAAGGCGGCGGATTTTGCGCCGTGGCTGGCACGAAGTGAGGACAGGCAGTTGAGTCCGGCGGAGTCTGCAGACGCAATAACAAAACACTTGGCAGCGTTGACGGGGTACAATCGTGGCTAGTATTGGAAGCCTGGTCGTCAATTTTGCAGCATCTACGCAGGCACTGGAAAGCGGCGTTTCAAAGGCCATGCGGATCGTGCAGGGGTTCGGGCGTAATGCAGCCGCAGCGGTCGGCAATGTTACGCGCAACGTGCTGTCATTTCGTGGCATGGTGGCCGGACTTGCGGGAGCCACAGGCGTTGGCGGATTGCTGAAATTGGCAGCGGATGCGGAAACGCTGTCGATGCAATTCAAAGTCCTAACAGGCAGCGCACAAACAGCTGCAAGGCTGATGGGGCAGATTCAGCAATTTGCAGCGGAAACGCCGTTCGAGTCCGTGCAGATTGCAGAAGCGGCAAGAATGCTGTTGGCGTTCGGGTCTGGAGCCGGGCAAGTCGTTTCCGAATTGCGGATGCTGGGCGACATCGCGGCGGGTGTTGGTGTACCGCTGGGAGATATCGCCGAGATTTACGGCAAGGCCAGAGTGCAGGGCCGTTTGTTTGCCGAAGATATCAACCAGCTTACAGGGCGCGGGATTCCGATCATCAGCGCACTTGCACGGCAGTTTGGTGTGGCAGACTCTGAGGTCCGGGCGTTGGTGGAGGCTGGCCGAATCGGCTTTCCAGAAATGCAGGCGGCATTGATCGGAATGACCGAGCCGGGCGGACAATTTGCCGGCATGATGGAGCAATTGAGCACAACCACGGCGGGCAAGTTTTCGACGTTTCTGGACAATGTGAAGGAGCTGGGGCGCACCATCGGTGGTTCCTTGTTGCCGGCAGCAAATGCCGTGTTGGAATGGGCAAATTCATTTCAGCCGCAACTGATGGAAATCGGTGCAATAATTGGCGTCGTGTTTGAGAACGGCACACTGAGCATCACCGCTATGCTGGAAACGCTGACCAGTTACACAGCAACGACGTTTCAGTTCTTGGCGGACAGTGCGTTGATGCTGGGGGAAAACATCAAAATTTCACTTAGCAACGCATTGGGGTCTATTGAGACCCGCATGAGAAATCTGGGCGAGGTCGTGGCGTATTATTTGGGGCTGTCGGATGAAATCATCACGCAACAGGCACCACAAGCGCAGCAGTTGAAAGCGATGCCACAATTTGCTGCGCCAAATTTGGGGCCGGCAAACAGCGACTTAGCACAGAAAATTTCAGAGCGTTTGGCGGCATTGCAGGGCGGGCCGAACGGTATTGGAAAACAACTGGACGAACAGAATCAGGCATTGCAGGCAACATTGACGCCGAGCAAATTGGCCGAAGCGGCAAGGCCGGTTGAGCCGGAAAAAACCAAAGCGAAAACCGAGCAGGAATTTGCGGCAGCAATGACGAAGGGCAGTGCTGAGGCGTTTTCCGCCATCCTGCAGGCCGGACGCAGCAGTCCAGAGGCAGAAGCCACAAAGCAGCAAACAAAGGCATTATTGCAGCCGTTGCAGGCAATGGCTGCAGGCATGGGGAATCTGGCGGCAGCGGTCGTCATTGAACAATTTGTCGGGGTGCCGTAATGGCCGTTACAAATCTGGGCGAAGATCCGGGCGGACGGACTGCCACAAATACAAAGGGCGTGCGAACGTATTCACGACGCTGGAAGTTGGAGACATCCAGCAAAGCGGACGACGCATACACGGTTGGCAGTGCGTCAGGATTGCCGTTGATTGGATCGGCGCACCCGTCAGATGCCGGGGCGTTTTGTGTCACCTTAAATGTCAGCAATGACGATCCTTGGAAG